TTATTATGAAGTTTGACCGTTTGATCATCAACAATAGAAGTAAAATAAACAGAATTTGTAGATAATCCAGAAATTGCTTTTTGTGCATTTGGATTATACGTTACTTTTTCAATATTTCTAAATTTATGAGGAGTTGGGAAGTGTATAGTAGATACAGTTACTCCTATACCAACATCCGTAGCATCTTCAGAATTAAATGCTGGAGAATGATTGATAGATTTTAAACTAACGGAAGCTAAAGCACCAGATCCATTACCCCCAGAAATATTTACTATTGGATGTTCAACATAATCAAATCCAGCATCAATTATTTTAATTTCTCTAAGAGATCCTGATAATGATGCTTTACCTGTTGCTCCAGTTCCAACAGAGTCATTAATTAACAAATCAGGTGGATTTAATACATCATATTCATTTCCTGAAGTAACAACTTCTATATTTTCTAGGCCACCATAATAACAAAAATCATTTGATTTATAATTTAAAATTTCTACACCATTTATTAATATACCAGTAGATCCAGATTCTGTTTTTACTTTAGCACCATCATTAGTTGGTTCTGATATTTTTCTATACAGTTTTTGTGATTCTAAAGTCTTACCTTTAAAAGTATATGGTTCTATTCTTTGATTATTAACAGTTACTGGATCAATAAAATTAATAAAAATGTTATTGTGAATATCAGATCTACTGTTTGCAAACTTTACATTATTAGAATCTATTCTCTTAATGAAATAAAGGCCTTCTTTTGCTAAAAACAGATTTATAGAAGTTGAAGTATCTAATTGTCCCGTAATAACATTGTAAGAGCTTGTTTCTATTTTTTCTGGAGTATAGTAAACTGCGTCACCAGTATAGAATCCATGATCTCCATCAGGAGTTATTTCAAATGTACTTCCACTAAAAGTACCAGAAAATATTATTGATCTATCTGTAACTTCTAGTGATTGAGACTCATAAGAAGGAATTGATGGAGAAGCAACTATTAAATCTGTTCCACTCTGGTAAGTATTTTGAATATTTGATGTATACTTATTTGCATTTGGAAAATTATTTGTACTTACATTTAAAATATTTTTCTTTACAGTATATTCATTATCTAAATCAAGAATTCCCTCTCTACGGAGAATAATTGATTTTGCATCCTTGATTTTTGTAACAGATGATACTAATGGTATTCCATCAGAACCAATAATAGATGCACTATCTCCAATATCAAAATAATGTTCTACATCAAAGTCAACCTGATATGTTCTAGGCTGAGCAGAATCTATTAAAATTATTTTATTAACATTATATACTGGAGAAACATTGTAGAACCAATTTTCAAACTTATCAGAAGTATCAGATACACCTAAAGTTTTTATTTTTGCAATATCACCAACAGAATAGTCAAATGATGTGCTTTCATACTCAAAATCAGATAATACTGAATTTATTCTTACTTTAATTGTTTGTGTTGGATCAGCCGAAGAAGCACCAAAAGCATAAGTAGATATTCCAACAGTGTAAGTATCAGTTACAACACCAACCACACCAGTAACACCATAAAACTGATTATCAGACTTTTCCGTATAAGAAACTATACCAGTTGTTGATCCATATGAAACATAAAGGTTACCTGACTCAGGAAAACCTATTGTAGAGTCAACAGTAATGTATGTTGCACCAATACTAACATCACCAATTGCTTTTGTTTTAGGTTGAACGGTAAATGAACCATAAATCGAACCATCAACTCGAATATCCTTATTATATCCTGCATCAAGACTTAATTTATAATATGTTTGACCTGCACCCGATAAAACTTCTTCAACTGAAGCTATAGGTGAATAACCTTGATCTTCGCCAGTGCTTGTTTTTTGAAATAATGTTGAATTTATAAGATCTTTAGGATCTCCTTCTCCTACAATAGGTTCAACAACCAAATCCTTTACAACTTGATATTGTGCATTAGATGGAGTAAGTAAAAATTCTTGAGGTTTTACAATTTTGACATCTTCATCATATACACCTCTGAAAAGAACTTCAAAAGACTGATCTGTACCTTTTGATGAATAAAAGTCTTTTGATTGCTTAATGAATATATTTTCGTTTAATCCATCTGTTAATTTTCTATCTTCTAAACCTGGTAATAGTTGATGTTTTGTTTTCTTTAAAAATTGTTGTAAAAATAGTGAACTTAAGTTCTGAACTGTTGATCCGATAGATGTTAATGAATTATCAGTAGCATAAACACTTCCTAAATGAGAAACAGCCTCTGTTTGATTAAAAACTAATGTGTCTGGTTGTGTTCCATCGGTATATGTAGTGATACCACAAAATCCTCTTACACAACCATTAAAAGTAGTATCAGTTTTACTGGTATATGTGATAATTTCATCATCAATTTTTATAAGACCATACGTATCAGGAAATCCAATAGTTCCTGTTGGAGATTGACGCATATCAATGGTAATGACATCACCATATGCTTCAATATCAGCACCAAGAACAGCAGAATATGTTGTATTTGTATTTTCGTTTAATTTTATATATTGATCAATATTCGTAAGCAGATCTACAGGAGCTCCTTTATTCTCCTGAGATTCATAATACTGCTTGGTAAATTCGGTGACTAAAGGGTACTCCGATCTAACATAATCGGGAAATTGACCTTCTACTATATCGGTGAGATTTACTCTTTTCTCTGACATTTTATATTTTATTGATTAGTATCCACCGTATCCGCCGCCACCGCCGCCGCCACTGCTACCACCTGAAGATGGTGTGCTTGGAGAAGATGTGGAAGTTGTTGATGTAGTTGTTGATGAAGATGTTGTAGCAGTCGTGGTGCTAGGTACACCAGCACTACTTGTTGTAACACTATCTATACTAGAAGTGACAGGGCCTCCTGAACGAACAAGATTTCCTGTGTCGTAACTTGAACTTACAATGTAACTAGATGCTGATGGATCTAATCCTGAAGAAATTTCATCTATTATCATATCAAAAGCACTATTAGATATATCTAATTGTAAGTAAAGATCCTGTAATCCAATAACATCATTTGAAAGAGGACTAGTAGATATTTCAATTATCTTCTGACCATCTTTTTCTTTACCATCAGTTATATTTACAGGATTTAATATCACAATACCTGCCTGATAATCAATAGTACCAACATTTCTCCTTACAATTGTAGGTGTTTTTGAATTTAGAGATGGTAATGTAAAAAAGAATAAAGAACCAGTTTTTAAATCATTATTTGGCAGATCACTAAGATATACTGTTTGATCTATTCCATTAATTTTAAATGCACTTGATTTGATGTTATATCCAGAAGCTCTCTTAACATGGAATGCATTACCAAATCCAATTGCATACTCTGCGAAGGAATTGACAGCGATTCTTAAATCACGTCTCATATAAACCTTAGTAATGTTGGAAGTAACAGCATCACTACTGTTATCAATTATATTAAGGAACTTACTATACTTAAATCTAGCACCATATTTATTTAAATCACTGGAATCTGCATATTTTTTAGTATTATCGGATACTAATGTACCAATAGAATCTGCAGATGGTGCTAAATTTGTATTATAATATACACTTGAGTGAATTTCTACATAAAGATACTTCAAATCAAGTATTTCAGGAACAATTCCTGCAACAGCATACTTTTTAAGCTTGTTTTTGATGTTTTGTTTGATCAAATTTGGTAAAAAGTCGCCAAATCTTGGTTTTATACTGATGAAGACCTTACCATACTGTGGAGGAATCAATTCTTCGCCTCCAAAAACTGAAATTGACTCTGTTTCTGGATAAATTTTTGTTGGAATTAAAGATTCATAATCATTTGCAGTTAAAGCTCTGTTTTGAGAGGCATAAATGCGTGGAGCATACTTCTTAACCGAGTCTACAGACTCTATTGAGTCCCCTCCAGAAGACGCTCCAGCAGTCGTTAACAGTGATATACCTGATGTAACAGCATATTCAGTTGATCCTTGAGTATAGACCAATCTACCAGCAAATTGGAAAGCATTTATACCGTTTGCAGCGTCTCCATTTGATACAATATAGTTTGCAGAGATAAAATTACCATCTTCAAGTGCTTTTCCAAAAACATTATCACCAAAAAATATTTCATATTGCTCATCATCAGATTCTTGAAGATAAAATACGTTAGAATTCTTATCTATCTCAAAAAGGCTGTCTTGTCTGGTATATTTTGTTGATGGAGCGAACTGAGAGTTGTCAGTTTTAACAGAAATGTTAATTAAATCAGTATCAATACCAATATTAGGTAAAATAAACTTCTGATTTGGGTTTCTAGAACTATAAGTAAAGTTAGAAGTTAATAATGATCCCTCATTTATCTTAATATTGTTAAATTCTGCAGTATTATCTACTACAGGAACTGTAATATCTTCTGTAATTGAGAAAACATAAGAAGAATTACCAAAATTACCCGAACTTGAAGCAATCGGACCTGCTTTTAGCGTAACAGTTGATGGTCTAGGGGTTATATTTGTTGTATCTATGAAAAAAGTAATGAAAGCAGTTGCAGCTTTACGTGATCTTGGTAAATATCCTATATTTCTTGCTAATGAAACAACATTTTCTCTTAATGTTGCACTATCAATGAACACTTCATTTGCTACCATGTTAGCATTATATGAAGTTAGGTAAGTATTATATGCTAAAACGTTAAGAATTGTAGATAAATTAGATCCCTCGAAGTCATAATCCGTAAAATTGGAGTTTGACTTTAGATAATTCTTAAGAGTTGTCTTTACTTGATTAAAATCAAGGTTTGAAAAGTTAACTAATGGCATTTTTACCTAGTCGGTTGCAAAACAAATTGTAATGATTGTGGTGGAACATCAGCTCCTATGATTTGGTACGTGAGTGTAACATCAAAAGCATTGTTTTCAAAGTCTGGATTTGCAGTAACAGTGAATAGTTTAACTCTTGGTTCAAAATTATTGATAGACAATTTGATTTCATCTTCAATAATATTTGCAGTTATCCTATCAATGTTCTCAAACAGACTTTGTGACACTCTTGAACCAAAATTTTCATTAAAAAATTGTTCACCAGGCACAGTTAATACAATATTTCGCAAAGATCTGCTAATAGCAGTCTCATTTTTGAGGGCAATAAGGTCTGAATTCAGGGGATTAGTCTGAAATGACATACTTATGTCCTTAAAACCTTTACTTACCCTCTCTAATGGCATTTATATACGATTATTATATTATATTTTATTTATCATTGTTATTCTGGTACTAACTTTCTTCCCTTACTTCCCATTCAGTCATATATTTTCTATCTTCTTTCTGTTGTTCTTCAGTATATTCCGATTTTTCCTCTTTATTCTTAGTTTCTTTTGCTGTTTTCCAAAAATAATTCTCATCATTACCTAAACCATCACGGTCATGGCCATTTTCAACCTGATAATAGACGGTAGATACCTTAAAATCAGGTATTTTTGGTGTCTCAGGTGTTAAACTATTATCATGTATACGCATTCTATTATTAGGATAGAGTGCAAATTGACCATTATCAAGTTCTATAAGGTTATGAGACTTATGTTCTGCTGGTTGTTCACTTGTAGAGTAATCAACGGCATCTACATCTTGATGATAGTTGTCTAATGTACAAATATATGTACCCGTCTGTGTACCATAATCTCTTGTATAGAGTTCATAGTGCATAGAACCTACAAATTGTTTCTGAACGGCTACAACACCATAGTCCATACAATTCCAAAACTGGAGGTTATGTAACTCCATGTCTGGATCTGGTATCTCTGGTTCACTTAGAAATGCTGATATTGGTAACTTATCAAACATTGCTGCGTATTCTGGTAAATATGTCTCAAAATAAAAAGCACGTCCAGGTATCGATTTTGCCGATACCCAAACGCCTTTGACAAATTCACCATGACCGCTTGTATGATCCGTTAAGTACTCTTTTCTTACCCATACCTCATATGAAGGTAGGTTACAAATCAATGCTGGCATAGTTTACTCCTTTAACTACCTTGGCCTCTGGTTCTTTTTTTTGCTGCGTTACGAGAGGACGCTGCGTATTTAGTGTGTTTTCCGTTCCCTTGTCTTGTTTTCTTTGGTCTTGTTAGGATCTCTTCCTTTCCTCCACTGGTATACATCTTAGCCATTTAACATCCCTCCGAATCGTGTGTACTTTCATCCCACTCTGATACGTATCCATTATTGAGTACTGTATCGAGTTTCGCTTTGACGGAACTATCCGAGGCACGAACACGATATTGAACCGAGTCACGCTTCGATAGTTCTGTAAGGACTGCTGCTTGCAAGTCCCATAGATCATTTGTTTCTTTCTTATCTAAATGGTGATCTATCCATTCTTTAATGGCTTTATCAGTCATTAGATAATACGAGATTTTTCGTGGCCGACACGTATCCGAGGATCGCACCAGATCTCATAACCTGCCTCAATTGCATCTAAACAGAACGATACGTCTTCTCCGCACATGTCCTGAACTGCACCTGACTCAAAGACTTGCATCTTAGGAGCAAACCAAGGGTATGGTAGTTTCTCAAAGACTCCTTTCTTGATTGCAACCCAACCAAAACCTGTGTAGTCTACAGTGAAAGGTTTCTTACGCTTGCTGATCGATTCCACAGTCTCATGGTTCATAACTCCACCGTTCTTGCGGAAATCATCTTCCTCTAACCAGTGTGCAACAGAGGTAGTCGTGCCATCTTCGGTAGCATACCATCCTGCAACTATCTCTCTTTCCTGTTCTCCGTCATCTGCAAGATCTAGTAACTGCCAGAACTGGTCTGTGTTAAAGACTATATCCGAGTCAATCCAAATCTGATAATCATATTCTAACTTACCATCCCAAGGTACTTGATCTGGCCCTCTTAATACATTTGCTCCAAGACACTTACATCTTGCAAAGTTTACCATTGATGAGTAATCCTGTGATATCTGAATACTCATTCCATTCTGTACAATATCAAAACATAAAGATACAAAGTTCTTTAAGTATGTGTAAGATACATTCCTACCTGGTAAACAAAATACTATCTTCTTTCCTTTAAATCTTTCTTTGATGGCAGGTATGTCCCATGTTGCCTTCTTCGTGGGCTTGGGAGCATTTGCCTTTACAGTAAATCCTTTGGCCATAATTCGTTGTAATTACAATTCAATTATATCATCTTCCTATGTATATGTCAATATGAATCTTCTTCCCACATGGGGGTTTTCTGTATAACTCTTCCTGGCCCACCTACTCCACACTTAGGCCCTAACTTAATATATGATATATCATCTCTACTATAATCTCCTCCGAGTAGGTCTATCATAACTCCAAGTAGTTCCCACTTCTCTTCAAAATCTTCTTGCTCTAGATTACAATATAATACTCTCTCCTTTGCATAGATGTGGTAGGTTGTAGAATCCATAATCACAACGACATTTTTTTATATATGAAAACCTTTTGAAGGGGGTTTTCACCTGAGAAATTTTTTGGCGATTTTTATATATACATCTCGTTTTGTCACCTCTGTAGGTTAGGGTAGTTAGCTATTTTTATAACGGGGGGGCAACGCAACCGCCACAAAATAACAACGAACCGCCCATAACTGCTGTCACACGCATATAACAATTATAGCATATTACGCTACTAACTGTCAACAACTAAAAGACCACTAAGTAACACCTAGTGGCCTATGAGTTCTTATCATTTAGAGTGCTGTATCTTCCACCTCTACGATATCATCTAGGACTGCTAATACGTCGTTTCCGTTATCAGCATTGTCTAGAAGGAAAAATGCAAAGTTCTCAGACATGATTGTAATAATAAAGTATAAAGAATAGTTTAAAGACTTACTCAGGTCTAATAACATTTAAGGACTGTTAATTCTCCTCAGTTGTTTTATCAAATACAGTCTGTAATTTGTCACCAATACTATCAAGAATCTCAACGTAATCGTCATGATCTTGAAACTCATTTAGTGCCATATCTACAACGTCCCATTGTGCATCAGTGAGATAATTGCGAATGATTTGTAAATCTTTAACAGATGTAGTTTGATTTGAATTTGTCATACTTAGTGAGTTTAAATTGAATTTGTTCTTATACTATAGGAACACTTTAAACGTCACCCCTTTGTATTACCACCTCACAGGATTTGACATGTCTTC